ATAAATCATATTTTGTGCTTTCAGTTATGTATACATTTCCTGCATCATCTGTGGCGATGTCAGTTGGTAAATATATATATGGGCTCGCATTTTCTCCAATGCTTTTTATCACGCCAGATTTTATATCAATTTTATCAACTGAATTACTAAATTTGTATATTGCATAAATATATTCTCCTTCGCTGTCCACTGCAATTGCTTTATAAGGTTGAAATATAGACGGCGTTTTAGTCGTCGGTATTTTTGTTCTAGTTCTGGCATTTGGATCAATCTTAAATAACGTTCTACCGTCGTCATTAATGTATACATTTCCATATTTATCAACATCCGCGTTTACAGGTGACGCAAAAGGTGTATTTTTCTTTTTAATAAACGCGCCTGCAACAACTGCACTCGCTGCTGCTAAAACTATAATTGACGCAGCTTTTCCCATCAAAATATACTATTCCGAGCGATAATATTTTTTACAAAAAAAATATCCACCATAAATAAGAACAAGAATGTTTGACCTAGATTTAATTAAAACTTTGCCGCTTGAAATTGAAATACACATCCAAGATTTTATACCCATACAAGTTTTATACACTCTAACAAAAAAATATTACATTAAATATCATAAACATATTAAGGAATGGATTCCGAAAGATTTATATGAAAATTATTTGCGAGACATGATACGACGAGACAACGATTTCGCATTTAACGAGATAATTAAAGAAAATTACAAAAAATGGTTGCAAATAAAAAAATACAGATATAAAAACACAACTTACGGAAATTATATATGCTTTATAGACGCTTTTTGCATAGAGAATCAATCAACAAATTGCCGCAATTTATTAAAAGATTTTCTCAATAAAACTGGTTTGAGTAAAAATCAGCATAAAAAGAATACTATTACAAATATAATATGGACAAACTAAATTTGAATGAAATGTTAAACAGAGAATTGGATGCTATTAAAATGAAAGAAACGTTAAAAGATTTTGAACTCAACAAGCGAAACCATTTATTCAAGAAGGGTATTTATGTTTACGGCGAACCTGGAACCGGCAAAACCACGTTTGTGATGGATATACTGAAAGAAATGAATTACGACGTTGTTAGATATGATGCGGGTGACATAAGAAACAAAACGATTATTGATACGCTCACAAAACACAACATGTCTGATAAAAATATTATGAGCATGTTTCATAAAAATATTAAAAAAATTGCCATTGTTATGGACGAGATTGACGGAATGAATAATGGCGATAAAGGCGGAATAAACACTCTTATCAAACTTATTCGCCCCAAAAAAACCAAAAAGCAAAAGCTAGAAGAAGTAACACTGAATCCAATTATTTGCATCGGTAATTACCATATTGATAAAAAAATTAAAGAACTCATGAAGGTTTGCAATACTATAGAACTTAAAAAACCAACATGTCCTCAAGTTACAAATATAATTAAAACTTTGATGCCAACGCTTGAAGGTAACCTGCAACAAAACATTTCCACATTTATTCAACATGACCTGAGAAAAATAAAAACAATGTTCCAAATCTATCAAAGCAAAGAGGGGGTTTTAAAAGACGACGTTATTAATAACATATTTCAAGTAAAATCTTATAATGATGACACAAAACAAATAACCCAAAAATTAATTAATAGTAAATACCACATCAATGATCATTTGTCTATTATGAATGAAACGGATAGAACTATTGTTGGATTGTTGTGGCACGAAAATATTATTGATGTTTTGGGAAAAATGAAACCAAACGCATCAATTCCAGTGTATTTAAACTTGTTGAATAATATGTGTTTTGCTGATTACATTGATCGCATAACGTTTCAAAAGCAAATATGGCAATTCAACGAGATGAGTTCTATTATTAAGACGTTTAAAAATAATAAACTGTATCATGATTCTTTTAAAAAGAAACCCAAGTATAACCCTTTAGAGGTGAGATTTACAAAAGTGTTAACAAAGTATTCAACTGAATACAACAATTCCATTTTTGTTCAGAATTTATGCCAACAACTTGGAATGGATAAAAAAGACTTGTTTGCGTTCTTTTTAGACTTGAAAAATAAACACGACGACGGTGAAATTTCTGCAATGTTTGAGAATTATGAAATTACTAAATTGGATATTAATCGCATTTACCGATATTTGGAAAAGTACACCAAGGAAAACGCGGAAGACAGCGAAGAGGTGGTTGACACTGAATTGTCTGATGGGGAATAATTTTATTTTTAATAAATATAATATATATATATAAATAAAATATAATGGGAAAATTGTTAGATATTGCCGCTTCTGTTGAAAAAAGTCCTGTTACGCGCGTTTTATTGGGAATTGTTTTAGGTGTTTCAAGTGTTTTAATAGACAAGAAAATGAACAATCGCAACGCACGGCCTCTCATCAACGCGATGGCGCTTATTACGGGAAGTGATGGAATGAAATATGATATAAAGCCTGGAGCTCAATTGGTTGGAGCTCAATTGGCTGGAGTTGATTTAAGTAGGGCTGATTTAAGTAGGGCTGATTTAAGAAATGCTAATTTAACAGGTGCTAATTTAACCAATGCTAATTTATCGGGTGCTATTTTAACAAAAGCCAATTTAACCAATGCTAAGTTAACAGGGGCTGATTTAAGAAATGCTAGTTTAGGGGCTGCTACTTTAAAAGGCGTTATCGGCAAAATTAATGGATTTTTTGGTACTAGATTACCCGATGGCTGGAAACTAGTTAAAGGCTATTTAATCGGACCTGGAGCGAATTTAACGGATGCTGATTTAAGCGGGGCTGATTTAAAGGGAGATAATTTAACGGGTGCTAATTTAACAGGTGCTAATTTAACGGGTGCTAATTTAACGAGTGCTAATTTAAAAGGCGTTACCGGCAAAATTAATGGATTTTTTGGTTGTATATTACCCGATGGCTGGAAAAATGTTAACGATTATTTAATCGGACCTGAAGCGAATTTAACCAATGCTGATTTAAGAGGGGCTGATTTATCGGATGCTAATTTAACGTATGCTAATTTAACAGGTGCTAATTTAACAGGTGCTAATTTAACAGGTGCTAATTTAAAAGGCGTTATTAGCGGCGGAATTACCGGATCTAATTATAAACTACCCGTTGGCTGGAAAAATGTTAACGATTATTTAATCGGACCTGAAGCGAATTTAACCAATGCTGATTTAAGAGGGGCTGATTTAAAGGGATATAATTTAACGGGTGCTAATTTAACAGGTGCTAATTTAACGGATGCTAATTTATCGGATGCTAATTTAAGCGGGGCTGATTTAAGAGGTGCTAATTTAACAAAAGCCAATTTAACGGGTGCTAATTTAAAAGGCGTTATTAGCGGCGGAATTACCGGATCTAATTATAAACTACCCGTTGGCTGGAAACTAGTTAAAAGCTATTTAATCGGACCTGGAGCGAATTTAACGGATGCTAATTTAACAAAAGCCAATTTAGAGGGCGCTAATTTAACCAATGCTAATTTTACGTATACTAATTTAACGGATGCTAATTTAACAAAAGCCAATTTAACGGATGCTAATTTAATAGGTGCTAATTTAACGGATGCTAATTTAACAGGTGCTAAATTAACGGGTGCTGGTTTAAGCGATGATAAAAAATACTATAAAACAAAAGGAAAACCCGTAAGTCTCCCCAAGTCTTGGAAATATATGCCCTATAAAAAGGATAAAAGCGGAACTATTTTAGAAGGCATTTATTTTTCAGGTTAATTATTAGTCCCAATCCTTGAATAAACCTCCGGCCAATAAATTTGGTTTATATGGATGCGGGTTATCGTTGAATTGTTGGTCGTGATTTTCTATTGCCGCGATTTTATTAATTTCTGATTCGTCGTCGCGTTTCAAGTAATTTAATAGTGCCAATTGAGCAAACATTTTTTTAAAGTTATATATTTGTTCGGATTTTGATAAATTATCGGCGTGAATTTGAATGTGTGTATTTACAATTGTGGCGTTACACGTATTACACAATTCCGTGGTTGTACTATTGATTAAATATCTTTGATCATACCCACTAAATGGATCTCTTTGACGTTTATTAAAGGCGTGCTGATTTATTGTCATTTTCGGAACATTTCTTGACAAAAAAGAAAAAATCAATAAGGTGAATTTCATCTTATTGATTAAACGTGAGAAAAATTTATATTTTTATTGTAATTCTTTTTATTTATTTTGTTTGACAGGAATTTTAATTTACAACAGCTGCCACGCGGCGGCGCTCCACCACATTCAAACTTTCGTCTGCCATTGCAGATCGCTGCTTCGCAGCAAACTTTGCCCGGCAAGCATTGTCTGCAACGCACTGCTGGTGACGTTCGTATTGCTCAACGGATTCATAGAATAGTGTCGCTGGTTCACTGAATTCTCCGGTGCAAATGCGCGCCTTGAAGTATAGATCCTCGTGTCTTGAGCCAACGCGATGTCCGTAATACTTCTCGCCAGTGACCGCGTTGCGAATTGTGCTTCCAGTGTCACCTGAACCAAACATCATCATAGACTTCATCTTGTAAGAACTGGGATCAAATCTCTTGGTTTTGAAACACAGTCTGTCTTCAACGGTCTCCGACAAGATCTTATTCACCTTTTGTCTATTGGACCTAGAATTCACCGAGATGTTGTCGTCATCGGCGTCATTGGACATTTGGTACTTGTAATCGTAATTGCGGCTCATTGTTCCGAGGGATTGTCTGCGATACTTTAATTATTTGGGTTTATCTCTAAATCAATTTTTTTTCAAATGCATAATCTATTCAAATTGTTAATTCATGAAAGCCGCATTTATATTTTTTTTTATTTTTATTTCGGATTTATTTTTGCATTATTTGTGCATTTGAAATATAAATATTGTATTATGCCGAATAAGCAGAAATATCAATAACGCTTACTGTATCACTTTTACTATTTGCAACATAAGCATTATTTCCAGAAATAGCAATAAAAATGGGGCTAATTCCAACCTTAATTGTTTTTATAACGGTATTCGTTGTTGTATCAATAACGCTTACTGAATCACCATCATTATTGGCAACATAAGCATTATTTCCAGAAATAGCAATAAATGTGGGGTAAGATCCAACAGGAATTGTTGTTTTAACGGTATTCGTTGTTGTATCAATAACGCTTACTGTATCATTGCGACTAGTTGCAACATAAGCATAATTTCCAGAAATAGCAATCAAACTAGGGTAAGATCCAAGAGGAATTGTTTTTATAACGGTATTCGTTGTATCAATAACGCTTACTGAAGTATCGCCCTCATTTGCAACATAAGCATTATTTCCAGAAATAGCAATAAATGTGGGGTAAGATTCAACAGGAATTGTTGTTTTAAGTGTATTTGTTTTTGTATCAATAACGCTTACTGTGTCACTGCCAGAATTTGCAACATATGCATTATTTCCAGAAATTGCAATATGTATGGGTTCATCTCCAACCTTAATTGTTTTTATAACGGTATTCGTTGTTGTATCAATAACGCTTACATTATTAGAACCATTTGCAACATAAGCATAATTTCCAGAAATTGCAATAAATTTAGGTTTTCCGTCAACAACAATTGTTTCTATAACGGTATTCGTTGTTGTATTAATAACAATTACTGCTCCATTATAATAGTCTGCGACAGCAACATAAGCATTATTTCCAGAAATAGCAATAAACTTAGGGTTTCCTTCGGTAATAATTGTTTCTATAATGGCATTCGTTGTTCTATCAATAATGCTTACTGTGGTGTCACTGCCAGAATTTGCAACATAAGCATAATTTCCAGAAATAGCAATAAAGCTGGGTCCAGCTCCAACAGGAATTGTCGGCAATAATGTACTTTTAACATTTTTTAAAATTATGCCAATAACGGCAGCAATTCCAACAACAACAAGCAAAGGCGTTATTTTTCCCATTATACTTAATATGAATAAAATGTTTTTTGCTAAAAATATAACTATTTTGCAATAATATAGAAATGTTTCAAGTCATTATTTAATCTCCTAATTTAGCTGTTGCGTTCTTTGCTGAATTGATTTTTGGATTATTTGTGCATTTGAAATATAAATGTTGTATTATGCCGAATAAGCAGAAATATCAACAACGCTTACTGTTCCACCGTTTTGATTTGCAACATAAGCTTTATTTTCAGAAATTGCAATATAAGAGGGGAACGGTCCAACCGGAATTGTTTTTATAACGGTATTCGTTTTTGTGTCAATAACGCTAACTGTATTATCAGCGAAATTGGTAACATACGCGTAGTTTCCAGAAATTGCAATACAATCGGTGAATTCTTCGCCAACCGGAATTGTTTTTATAACGGTATTCGTTGTTGTATCAATAACGCTTACATTATTAGAACCATTTGAAACATAAGCATAATTTCCAGAAACAGCAATAAATCTGGGATTAAATCCAACAGAAATTGTAGAAACTGCATTTGTTTTTGTATCAATAACGCTTATTAATCCAGTTTCAACACCATTTGCAACATAAGCATAATCTTTATTTTCAGAAATTGCAATAAATCTGGGTTCTTTTCCAAGAGGAATTGTAGAAACTGAGTTTGTTTTTGTATCAATAACGCTTACCGTATCATCATCAAAATTTGCAACGTAAGCATTATCTCCAGAAATAGCAATAAACCTGGGGTATTTTCCAACAATAATTGTTGAAACTGTATTTGTTTTTGTATCAATAACACTTATTGTTCCATCACCAGAGTTTGCAACATAAGCATAGTCTTTATTTTCAGAAATTGCAATAAATCTGGGTTCTTTTCCAACCTTAATTGTAGAAACTGTATTTGTTTTTGTATCAATAACGCTTACTATATTATCTCCATGGTTTGCAACATAAGCATTATTTCCAGAAATAGCAATAAATCTGGGGTTTTTTCCAACCTTAACTGTAGAAACTGAATTCGTTTTTGTATCAATAATGCTTACTGTATTATTATCACTGTTGGCAACATAAGCATAATCTCCAGAAATAGCAATAAATTCGGGGCTATCTCCAACAGTAACTGTAGGCGATGTAGGCGATGTAGTAATAACATTTTTTAAAATTATGCCAATAACGGCAGCAATTCCAACAACAACAAGCAAAGGCATTATTTTTCCCATTATACTTAATACGAATAAAATATTTTTTTCTAAAAATATAACTATTTTGCAATAATATACAAACGTTTCAAGTCATTATTTAATCTCCTAATTTAGCTGTTGCGTTCTTTGCTGAATTGATTTTTGGATTATTTCTTTTATTTTATTTTCCAAATAAGCCACTTTTGTTGTAAGCTGTGTATTTTCTTGCATCAACGAATGTATCATTTGAGTCTGTTCTGATAATTTTTTCTCATAAGCAGTCGCCAATTCTATAGGGTTTGTGTTCATTATATTTTTTTGTTGCATTTGCATCATCTTTTGATGGTTTTCAATAGCTTCCGCGCGTTTTTTTGTAAGCTCTTCTATTTGCTGATGAACCTCCGGTTTATGCTCTGGTCTTCCTGGTTCATATGAGGCAAGCACTGCGTCAATTGTATTCATAAAAAACTCCTTTATATCGGGTTCTTTTACAAAATCATCCACAGTTTTTTCTGATAGGGATACATATGGATTTGGATTTTCCAACATTGTTTTCTTATCAAATGAATTGTGAACATGGGAAAAAACCAAAATAGACTTCATAGAATCCAGTTGAACAAACGGTATCGTGTAACCTTTCAAAAATTCCTTTTCCTCTGCAAGAGCAGCATTATCGTCATACTTTGTTTGTTTTAACAGTTCCCTTCGAAAAGCAAACGTTGCCGCAGTAGAATGATTCGGTCCGTATGGCCCAAACTTGTACGTTTTATGAATGTGTTTAAAATAAATATACATTTCGCTTGAACCCGCGCAAAGAGCCTGTGGATTTTTTTGCAGCGTTTCTACTGCATGCGACACTCTTTCCGGCGGATAATAGTCGTCGTCATCCATGTAAACTAGTATATCACCTCTTGCCTTTTCGTGCATCAAATTTCGCTTTTTACCTAGATTCATTTTTTTGTCATATTTAAAATATTTTACCTGAGGTATATCCTTGACCAAATCTTCAATCTTATCGGTTCCATCATCAATAATAATCCACTCCATTCTATCCTTTGGATATATCTGATTTTCAAAACACTTTATAATAACAGGATAAAACGGTCGCCTATTAAAGGTTGGTGTGCATATACTAACAAATGGAAATTCGTCTTTTTTATTTCCTGTTTTATTATTTTTCATAATGGATCCTATTTAAAATATAATACAAGAGGTTTTTATATTATATTCAAAAGCTTACAATAAATTTTTTGCCTGGACCATTTATTTTCTTGTTCTTTTTGAACCGCCAAACAAATTCTCTATTTTTTCCAGCAAACTGGGGTCACCTTTTGTTTCAGTTGTTGGTTCACACACTTTTTCCGCTTGCGCATAATCGCCTAATCCAAACGTTGAATGATCTACACCTTTTGGAGTATATGGTTTATAAATGCCTGTAAAGAAGTACAATAATATGCAAGCAACAATAGCTACAAATGCAGTATATCCACCAAAATTGCTGTTGGCGCTAACGATAATATTCAATGACATAAGAATCATTATAATACTCATTTTAAATTTCAATATATTTTTAATGGTTTCACCCACACCATACGATTTTCCAGTTGTTGCATTCTTTGATTTCATAAATAAAGGGAAAAATACGCAAAATGTGGATATCAAGAAAGACAAAATGGGAATGATAAGCCCCATTCCGATTAAAAAGAACGCAATAATAAATAAGAATATATAAAATAAAGACCA